TTATGGAAGAAGATTATTTGATTAAGGAGAAGAGAATATTTATTATTATTCTCAATATTCAACTAGGGAAGTAACTTATGGAAGAAGATTATTTGATTAAAAGCGAAGAGAATACCTATTACTATTCCCAATACTCAACTAGGGAAGCAGTTTTTAGAACAGACTATTACGTGATAGCAAAGTCTAAGGAAGAAGCAGACAAAATTATTAGAGAATCAACAGATAGGTCTGGCGTTAATGATCTTGCCAATCCAAATCTATATGTAGAGGATGGTGAGATCATAGACTCCGATTCCGGAATCCCAAAGAATTTTTATGTTTGTGACGAAGATGATACGGTTGTAATATCGAAGAAAATGTTAGACGAATATGAATGTAAATAGTGAACTTCCAAAAATATATACATCAATAATAAAAGCCCTTACTGTAGTAGCAATTCTTATTGTTGGCTTTGTTATCGGATATGAATTTGGAATTAAGAAATCGATTGGAAGTCCAGACTATGAGAAATCGGAGATCGCAAAAGAGATCAATGAGAGATTGATAGACTATGATACTTGTAAGACTGACAGCTCTTCACTCAGAGTAGATTCAGTTAGAAACTCATACAAGGGAAAGAGATATGTAGCTAAGAGCATATCTTCAATAGTCTATTTAGAAGATGGACGTAAGGTAATTTACACTTGCACTGAGGATAATGTATTACTAACGCTAAATATCATAGAAAATGGAGACACTGTCAGACTCAAGTAGTGAGATCGTGTATGAGAAGTTTCCACCTCCATATCAAATCATATTAGATAAAGTAAGAGAAGAATTCCCCACAGAAGATTTCGTAATGCTTGATGACTGTGGATATTACTTATTGTATGGTGGTCCAATGAGCTCAGTAATGTTGGAGAAGATAGACAGGATAATAAGGAAGCTAAAGACGGACTACTGTATAGAAGGTGGAAGTTTTGATGGAGAGAGTTTTTTGAAGTTTTATTTAGAGGAGATATATTAAATGAAAGTAGGAGAGTTCAAAGATTTAATTGAAGAAGGGGGTTGGGACATAGCCCACAAAGAACTTGAGAAGTACGATGATCTAACTGATTGGAAGGAAAATGAAGATCTCGTTAAAGCAGTTATATCTTCTGATATAGTATGTGACGACGATGATACAAAAGAAATTGTAGACAAGATACTTAAGTATCACATTGGAACATTCGAGAATGAATCAGAGTTTCTAGATTACTACGCAGACAATCTCGGAATTAATGAATGTGCGAAGAATTTTATCGATTGGAAGAAGCTGATGGATTCATTGGAATATGAGTATAGGGTACTATATGGAGATTGTGGTGGAATATTTGTATTTGAAAATTAATTGTATATGGACGATAAATTAAAGGAATTAAACATCTCCCTCGAATTCCTGAAGAGGATTAGGTATTTTATCAAGAGCAATTCAGAAGAAGTCTTGGAGGATTTTCAGAGATACTATAATACCGCAAAAACTGAACTTCCAGTCCTCAGTGAGATTATATTTGACAAAATCTCTCCAAAATATACATCTAAAAATCTAAACTTCTCTATCTTATCTCCCAGTCCAAATCTTAAGGTAGAAGTGGGAGAGAACCTAAGTCATCTGGCAACCTTTTGTTCGATTTCTGGAGAGGTTGGGGAGTATTCTCTATATGAGGAGATGGAATGTAAGACAATTTCATGTAGATTGTATATATTCGACATACTCCGTAAATTAGACAAAGTAAGTAGGAGAAATCTTAATATAACTAAGAAGATAGCAAGAGATAGTAATAAAATTTCTGAGGACAGAGTTAAATTCTTATCAAAAAAGATAGAATTATCATATAAGGCTATCAATATCCTCGTTAACGGGGACGGACTTGAAATGTTTTATGAGATGGCCAACCTAAAAGATCTCTACACTTGCATTAGAGAATCTATTGATGAAGTACTAGGAAATGGAGCCTCGATAACTTTGGGAACTATAATCCAGTCAGTAGTTGGCCGTATTGACGAGGAAGTGAAGATCAATAAGAAGATAAAATTCAGGTTTAATCAGGATCGATGGGTCAAGACCATTATAACTGATAAATTCGAAGTTGAAGCAAGTTCGTATGAGGAAGCAGTCAGTATAATAAAAGGAATAAATGTAAAGGACTTGAGGGACTCTGATGATGAAAGGATTGAATTAATTAATACAGAGTGTCTGGACAGAGAGGAGGATATTAACTTAATATCCTTCACTGAGAGCTGTGGAAAACCAACGGTAACTATATACGGATTCGATAAGGATTGGAATATTGATATAGTAAAAGATAATAGGGAAGAGTTTAGAAATGGAGCTAGTTGATTATTTTAATGAATTCAGTCACATCTATAAGGAGTTTTTTGATATTCCATATAGAGTTACAATGGGAAAGGTAAAAGAAGAGTATGAGAATACTTTTAGATCACTTCCTTCTCTCATGGATAGTTTGTACAATGATATAAATGAATCTAAAGTACGTGGGGAGACGATTCTTTATGTCAGGTCATCATCTGTAAAGATTGGAGACGAATTTAAGGCTACTCTCAAGTTATGGCCAGCAATATCCGCAGATGAGGGAGAAAGAATGGCAATTACGTTCAAGGATATTGAGGAACTTAATGATTATAGGAGTGTTAACATGTTGATGGATAGAGATTCAGTACTAATATTTTCGTGTTACTGCGTATTTCTTTATTTATCCTACTGCTCTAAGGTGAGAGGTTCAGAAGAGGATGTGTTTCTTGAGTTTTGTTCTAGAAAGATACCAAATATTTTTGATGAAGTAAGGGACGTGAAATTCCGAATTCAGTTTGAGAATCTATTTGGACTTAATTACTATAGAATAATTGGTAAGGGTCTCGTAGATTCTGTTATTAAAACTGCGAAGAAGGTACTATATGATGAGAAAAATAGTAACTAAAATTCTAAATAAATTCAACTTGGATCGATCGACAGTATCCACAGTAGCCCTATTATCAGCCATATCTTCCTTCGCTCTTAACATACTATGTACAGCTTTTCTGTATGTAAAAGAGGCTTTATTTGGAAATTTATTCCCGATCATCCTACTGACAGTATGTGCTGTTTCTACAATTATATTTTCCTTATCAACAAGGGAAAGTAGAGGGATTAGTAAGAACCCTTATTGGGACGAAGACTTAGATTATAAATCATAAATAACAATAAATGAGAAATTCACTATTCAGACTTGTAGTATCATCGGTATTCTTTGTAGTATCTGTGGTAATGCTTAAATTGAGAAACTAATAACTATATAAAGTAATATGAAATACTTCGACAATCTAAAGAATGTCCTTCGAGACATTTATGGTAATTACGTAGGAAATGTAATGACAGTAAGTGCAATTTTTGTTACAGGGTTCACGATCTTGAATATACTGTCATCTGTATTCTATTTCGTAAGAGAAGTAGTTATGGGAAACTATATTCCCTTGATCCTCATCTTAGGTCTTGTCCTATCTGTACTTGTGTTCTACTTGAACATGAAGTATCACGAAGCAAAAGAAGAAGTAGAGAAAGAGGAAGAAGAATCTAATAACGACAAAGACTAAGATTGAATGGGATTTGCGATTAAAGTAGTAACAACTGCCTTCTGTATTGGAGGTATTTTGTGTGGAGTTTCAACTATTCACGACATGTTCCCGAAACACTCTGATAATATCTTGAAGGTATTCATCAGGCCAATGTTAGGGTAATATAAGTAATAATATTTAGGGGAGAGTCTGTCTGAAAATGGTGGAATCTCCCCCTCTATTTTTGATACAGAATAGACACGTAAGTGTCTGATAATGAGGCGACCCGTAAAAACGACGGGGTGCCTGATAATCAAGTAGTTACACGTAAGTGTCTGATAATGAGGCAGAGGCATTGCCAGTGACTTCGCCTGATAATCAATGAGTTAACCGTAAGTGTCTGAAATAAGAGAGCAACCCGTAAAAACGACGGGGTGCCTGATAATCAAGTAGTTATAACAAGAATAATAGATAAAATATGAAAAGAGAAGATCTAAAGGTATTTGAGAGTGGTGAATTTGGAAAGGTAAGGGTAATAATGAATAATGGTATCCCTATGTTTTCTGCAATAGATGTGGCGAAATCATTGGGGTATTCCGACTCTGATCAAGCAATTAGGATTCACTGTAAAAAGTCTGATAGTATATTTGTACTTCATGGAAATGGAAAGCCAGGAGGTACGTCTATGAAATTCATTCCTGAGTCTGATATTTTTAGGCTAGTTATGAGTTCTAAACTTCCTGAGGCTGAAAAATTTCAGGATTGGGTCTTTGAGGAGGTTCTTCCATCAATTAGAAAGACTGGTGGGTATATCGAGACTAACGACTCTGATTCAGATGAGGATATTCTTGCAAGAGCAATTCTTATCGCTCAGAAGACTATCGAAAGTAAAAACCTAAGGATTAAGGAGCTCGAAACAAAGGTATCTGAGGACGCTCCAGTAGTAAAGTATACAAAAGAGTTTCTTAGGATAGAGGACTCTGACAAGACAACCACTCAAGTAGCAAAAGAGTACGGGTTATCTGCATACAGACTGAATCGAGTTCTTGAATCTTTGGGAGTACAATACCCTCAGAGTGGTCAGTGGTTCCTCAAACAAGAGTACTCAGGAAAGGGATATGCCAACATGAGGAAGAGATCAGTATGGATGGACAGACTTGGTAGAAACGAGATTGTACAGAGTCTTGTGTGGACTGAGAAGGGACGTAAATTCATCTACGATCTCGCAGTAGAAGGTAAGTTCTGGAATCTTCTCAACAAGAAAGAAACAGAAAGCGTAAAGACCTCATTAGAGTCACTTAAAAACTCAGCTCTGTACAATGGAGAATCAATTGGGCAGTAAACCTTATTATTGACGATATTAAATATTATGGCAATTGTAGACAAAAGTAAAGAGAACAAAGACTACGGGAATGATGTACTAGTCACAAACATTCAGTCACTTACCGACTCTATCAGTAAGCTATCCCCAAAAGAGTTTATTAAGTCATTGGGAGATAGTAATAGGAAGGTAGTAATCGAAATTGAGCTGGAAGAGGTAATCAGACCCTCCCTGACAGTAAAGAAACTGATTGAAGATATGTCTAGATCAGTTAAGTTATTTGTTACAAGCAAGGATCCAGACCCACAAGGTCAACTATCAGTGGTTGATTGGTTCTTCAATAATATCGGAAAGAATTTTACCTTTGTGGAGGTTATTGATGACAACTCTATGCAAGTAGAGAACTTCAATGAAAGTATTAAAAGTCTAGGTAAGAGCTGCAACCGAAAGGGAATTAAATTAGTTATTATTAGTAAGGTTAAGAGCGTAAGCAGCAAGAATGACTACAACAGTCTTCATTCAAGTCTTTTAACGAGTGCAATCAGATTCGAGAAAGTATCAAAGATTTAATTTAAAATATATTTAGAATTATGGAAACAAATAGCGTAGTAAAATCGAGACAATTCACTGGAATTTATGTTAAGAAAGAACTTGGTGGAGAAGGAGCTCCAGACAATTATTATGTAGTAGTACTCAGTCGAAATAGAAGTAAGACTCTCGTACTGACCAACATGAACGACTTCACTGAATGTACAGAGGAGGAGTCAAACAAGTTCATGGATAAGTTGAAGAGCCTTAACTATACCTTAGATAGCGATAAGTGTGAGTTCGTATATTCGATGGATGAGTCTAAGGTTCCAGATGTAAAGGTTGGTGACGTCATTAGGACAAGTAAGTCTTCAGATGAAGTAGGAATTATTATGAGTAAGTCTGTGGAAGGTACAGTTCTTGAGATGAAAATTCTTTACATTGACCAAGACAAGACTCTTCGGACTCAGACTCATAAAAAGGATGTTAGGCGTTTTGGTGGAGTAGAAAAGTGCAACGAAGAGACCTCTACAAACTTCAAATATAAGTTGTCAGAAATCGTGGCTACACTTGTATCATAAATAAATATAGTATCAATTCGGGAGAGTAACTATCTTAGTTCTCTCCCGATAGTTCTTTATATTAATTGGTATGAATGAATTTTTAATTAGAAGCAAGGTAACTACCGATGAAACAGTTCCTATTGACCTAAATAGTGACCTAACTATACTAACCGGAAGCGGAATACGTAACTTCATTCAAGTCTTAGGTAATATGATGACCTACGACCCTGAAGATTATGCCGAATCCATGACATTAAAGTGGAGTGTGTACGTAGGAAAGTTGCTTATAGAAAAAGGACTTTTTGACGGACTCGACGAACCTGTTCTGTGGATACCATCATGCAGAGTTCCATGTATGATAAATATACGGTATCAAGGAAAAGAGATAGATCCATTCAGCATAAGGATTAAATACAGGGAAAAACTCAGAGATCTTATCGAGGATCATAGAGCAGATTTTGGAGAAATTCTAAATCACTTTACTAATAGTGGATTTGGGAAGATTATTTCCAACCGAGACTCACTAAAACCATGTCAGTTCAATGGAGTAAAGATGAATGGGAAGTCCCCAATTAATTGGAACTTGGACGCATTGAGTCTATTCCCTATGCAATTATCTCTCCTTAGATCGATAAAGTCATGCATGTCGGGAGGAAGCAATGTACATAGATACATCATTCTTGAGGACCCAGAAATAGGTCTTCATCCTGATTACACTGCAATGGTAATGCATCAGATATTCTATTTGATCTCTTTTGGATATAAGGTAATAGTTACTACGAATGACATTAACGTAGTATCGCTATCTTGGGCTATTAAAGAGTATAAGAATACACTGATTGGGAAAAACAATGTCCCTACATCGTTATTCGTAAATAGATTATTTGAAAATAATTATCCATCTACGGATAGTATAAGATACAACATAGAGAACTTTGATAATAAGAGCATAAATCTATATGAAGTTGACAGCGATGGAGTAGAAATGAGAGTTACAGATTTGAGTGATGACTTTTCTAACCCATCCGCAGGAGATATGTATTCGGCAGGAGGACTCGGAAGAGTAACAGATTCTGCTGTGAGATTAATTTCTGAAATGAACGAGGAATAATGGGAAAATTTTCTAAAGGAGACGTAGTAAAAGATAGCGAAGGGCACATTGGACAGGTGGCCTATGAGTTAGATAATGGAGTGTACTGTGTAATTACCATTAAAGATAAAAAGGTAATGCATCAGTATCATCCAGATTATCAATTGAGTAAGGTTAATAGTCTAGATTTTGACTCTATGCTAAGAGAAGTTGGCTATAAAGTCGACAGAAGTAATAATAGTAATTGGGTAGTAAGTAAGTTATAATGGGTGAAACCTATCTAGTATTTTATGGAAGTGACATAGATCTGGATAGTGATGACTTCAAGGGAGTAAAGAAGGTAAATCTTAGAGAAGTAGAGGATTTCAATTATCTTCCAGGGAATAAGTACATAATACTTTGGAATGATAATGCATCATCAGAGGACAGGGTTAAGCAACCATACTATCATGTTACAGGTAGGGTTCACCTAGGTCCAAGAGGAGAAGGATTCTACGATCTCACTAAAATGGATTACCTTCTTACCCGAGAAGGGATCCTATTCAAATTTGTATATAAGACATACGAAAGAAGGATTCAGTGGATAGAGAAGGAACAGTATGACAAACTATATCCTCAGTCCATTCTAATTAAGGATATTCTTAGGAATGCTGATGTAAGGACGGGGATTGGAAAGAAATCCAATAAGCCTTGGTACATGCTCAGTTTCGATGGGTTCAAGGGAGTCGGAGAGGACGTTAAAAAGTTCGTAAACGATGAATCTTATATCAAAAAGCCTGCTGGATCAATAAAAGGTCATAAGATAATCAGGGGAAAGGAAGATATAAAGAGATGTTTCGAGTACTTCCTTAAGACCAATCAGTTCTACGGACTAGACTACGAGACGAACAGTTTCCCTTTCGATGATCCAGAGTTCTTTGTGATGGGAGTTGGGATCGTAGGTATGGACGGATTCGGTGCATACTTCGATCTTGAGTGGATGCAGACTATGGATTTAGAGTCTTGGGAGTATTTCAAGGACTACTACAGGAAATTTTTGGATAAATATGAGGACTCAGTCACTTATAACAATGCATTTGAAATGAAAGTGACATACCTCATCTTGAACAAAATAAATCTGTTTGACGAGGCATCTACTATCAATAAGCTGGACGGAGTAGTATACAAAAGATTTTCTCTTAAGTATACTGCGATGAAGAATCTGTACGTGTCTTCTTGGGACGACTCTTTCGAAGATCTTACGATGAAGTCTTTGCCGAAGTTATTTGGGACGAAGTTGTTCAAGAGAGAAGCGTGGAGAAAAAAGAAGAAAACTAAAAAAGAAGAGAAGGAGGAAGAAGACGAGAAGAATCAATCCTGGAAACTTAGCCATGTAGAGCTATCAGAGCTTCTGTGGGTTAAGGGAGACGATGGAAAGAAGAGATTGACTCCAGAGGAGTTTTCGACAGTAACTGGATTTAGTATAGAAGAGTCTAAGAAACATTGCTATAGCGTAACCGAAGAGTTCATTAAAGTAAGGGACGAAAATAACTACTCCAGATACTATAAGAATAACTATGCTTGGGATGAAATCTGTAAGGAATATCCGAAAAACATAAGTGAGTTTGAAAGACTGATTGGAAAGTATTTTGGATATTCGTACAAGTGTATTCCAGCAGAGATTCTTGGAGAGTATTGCTGTAAAGACTCCTACTATACAGTTCTTTTGAAAGCTCTTTCCCTGAAGAGGTACCCTAAGAAGGCTTGGGACTGCTACAATAACAATCTAAGACTAGAAGCCCTTCTTAACTTGACCGGAATCTATGTAGATGAGGATCTGAGGAAGAAAATGTATGACTACTCTGCATTTAGGACTGCATATGGAAGACTGAATGTCTTGAAGTTCTTTTTCTCAGAGAGGATTCGTAGGTTTGGTTATATGGGAAGTATAAAAGACATCCCAGAAGTAGGAAAGGCTATGGAGTTGGGGATGGACGTTATGAATAGTAAGTCATTCCTTCTCAGCAATTACTTTATCGATGAGTCTTCGGACATAGGAGTAAGTAGGGATAGGTTAAGAGATGTATTCGGAGAGGATCTAGGAAAAGAGATCGAAGGGATAATTCTAAGAACTTGCTACAGAATAGAAAAGTCATCTAGGTCAAGGAAAGTATTTATGGAAACTGATAAATTCCTGAAATCTAGATGGAATATAGTAAAAGCAGTTGACTCCTGCTCATTCAGAATAAATGGAGTAGATTATAGAGTCCCTACTAGCTACGAGTCCGCCAGAGAGTTCTGTGAGATGAAATCCAAGCTGAGAATTATAGATCATTACCTGAGTCAAATTAAGTTTGATGTTCAGGTGAATGAAGTAAAAAGGCATGACTCGGATGATATGATCAGTATGGAAGATCTCGTAGGATATCTGGATGAGAATATTCACAACGTTCTTTCTCCTCTTCACTCTGCTAGCTTTAAGTTCCTTTACCTTAATAGGTTTTGGGAATATATTCAAAGATACAAATTGGGTATATCAGATATAGATCCTCTTCCGGAAGATTCTATGGATAAAATATCTAGGGAAGGGGATGAAAACAAAATATTTATTGTATATGACCTAGCCAAGAAATTATATGAAGAAAACGAAGTAGCTATAAAGAGATCTTCCTTCTACAAGTTTTTTAAGGATGACATAATGTCTCTTGTTTTTAACCATGCTTTTTACGAAGGAGGGCTCAAGAAGTCTTCTGGGAGAATAGACAGATCAGGGAAACAGGAGATGGTCTATTTAAAAGACATGAAGGAGATAATTAGTACAATAGATCCTAAGTATGACGTAAGTATAAAGGATCTAACTAATGTAGGAGGATATAAGTATCTCAAGTCTATTGATAAGGAAGGAGACAGAATAAACAGACTGTACGGAGATCTGGATTCGATAGATGTCACTGAAGACTCTGCTGATGCATGGGCAAAGATGTGCTACTGCTACTACTCTACAAAGAAGTACTTCAAACTTATGACGACTTACCTGAAGGGAATTTTTACAGATTATTCTGTAAAGTCTGACCTTCCAAACAGGGATGGAATAAGTACGAGGAGGTATGGAGATGAAGGAGTAGTGAAGATGTACCCCTCTTTTCAAGCATTAAGTAAGAAGTCTAAGAGATGGTCATCTGGAATGCATACAATCTCGTCAGTATCAGAGACAAAAAGAGTCGTCAGCACCCCTCCTGGATACTTACTGTCTTATTTTGATATATCTGGTGCTGAGGTTAGATTCATATCTTATGAATCTCAAGACCCATTCATGCTTGATTGCTATGCGAGAGGGTTAGATCCATACATAAACTTTGCGGCATCTTTTGTATATCCGGAAAGGGCGAATGATATGGCCTTCCTGAAGGCAGTAAGAAAGATGTTTAAGACTATCCTATTAGGAAAGCTATATGGAATGGCAAATGAGACTCTGGCTAAGAGAATCGGTAAGACTCTAGAAGAGACTAACCATATTGTTGATCTGTTCTTCAGTAAGGCAACTGGTCTCAAGAAGTTTATTGAAGAGAAGTCTAAGTGGGCTTTGGATCATCCCGGATATGTAGAGACTTTCTTAGGAGATGTTATGGTAGTTGGAGACGATGATGGAGATGACAAACTAGCAAGGCTTGGAATTAATCAGCATATTCAAAATGCAGCCTCTGTAACCCTTGGAAATGGATTCTTCCAGTGCATTCAGAACAGTATTCATGGATCAGATAATGTAATAAAGAATGGAATTATTAGACCAATCAACGTAGTACATGACTCTAGCCAAAACTACTTTGAGACAAGGCTCTTGTTTGACATCTATCCTTACTACCACAAGTATATGTCCGACTACTGTTTCGACTTATATGGAGTAAGATATGAGTTCGATCTTGAGATAGGGCATAATTATTATGACATGCTTGAAATGAAGTCAATTGATAAGGACACACTAAGATTTTCTGGAGATTACACATCAGTTCAGAAGTTTATGAAGAAACTCCTTGAACCAGAGTCGAAATTGGACTTCAAAGTAAATAGCTTAAAGGATGAGAGTGGAGTAGATATTCCTTTCGAGATAGTAGATGGAAACTTCTGCAAGACATTCCATGTGAACGATGAAAGATTCAAGCCATCTATATACAGCTCTCCAGTGGAGGGATTCTATAAGAAAGATGGAGGAAATGCAGAATTCGAAGAAGATTATTCAGAGTTTAACTTAGAGATTAGTAGGAAATGAAGTTTTTTGTAGAGATGGATCCACCGGGTACATATATCTTGACCGAAGTGGAAGATAATTTATTGGATAATATATTAAAACCATCGGAAAATGAGAGTATAAGGGTTAATATTGTAGGGATCGCATATGCAAGTAACCTAGAAAAAGACCTAAGAAAAATCACTCCACTACATGTGAGCAGACTTTGGGGACAGGTAATTGGGTTGGACGAGCTAGATAGAAAGGACTATATTGAATGTAGTTTAGAATACCGATCACCGTACTGGAGACTGTCTTTTGATAATACGATTAAAGGAGTATACTGTAGTCCGCATTTCTCGAAAGAGTTTCTTGAAAAGACGATTAAAACGTACCGTGAGAGACTAGATAATAGTGATAACAATGAACTTTTTAGGAATATCTATTATTAGAAAATAAGAAACAATATAATAATAACAATAAAAATAAGTAAACAATTATGAAAACTTTTATCAAATCAATTCTGTTCGTATTAGTAGTGAGTGTAGTATTTTCATGCAATGTGGATTATAGCGAGAAGTATGTAGTAGAGGAAGGACCTGCAACGGAGTTCATTAGGAAGGCATTTACAGAAGAACTTATTGATCAATATAAGGAGAGTGTAGAAGAGAAGTACAATGACGAGACCTTGAGGAAGATTGAGATGTTCAAGAACATTATTGACGATAATGATTTCACATTTAGCCTTGTAGATGGATATGAAGATTATCTTAACTATCCTCAGATCGATGCATTCTTCTATCTCAAAGACCTAACTGGAGAAGATTATTCGGAGGACGAAATCTCTATGATCCTAAAGTCTTTCTATGTAGGTTCTGGGGCATCAGATTTCAAAGTAGAGAAGGTAGGTAAAAAGACCTTTAAGTGCTATGGAGGAAGTGATATTGGGGAATTCTTGTTTGAAGTGAAGAAACTTGGAAAAGATTACGATGGAGAAGAGCAGTACGAACTTGAAGTAGTAAATAAAGTAGTATAAAGAATAACTTAGGGGAGGGAGGATATTATTAAAATACTTAACAAATATAAAAATTATGAAGATTGTAGATCATTTCACAGGGAAGTTAGTTATTGGTGCGTATGACGAAAATAATGAAGATGGAGTTTATGGAGAACCCGGATGTGACTATGCAGTATTTCCAGCAAATGAATGCCTACTTAAAGTACTCAGAGAGATAAAAGAGGTTCACAATAAACTGATTGGACACTTTGGTAGTAACTTCAATCAGACAGACATAAAGACAATTGAATTCTCATTCTATGATCAAGTAGATTTCTTCGGAGAAAATCCAGACAAAGGAAGGTCAGAATTCTATGATTCGATCTTGAACGGTCATAGAGGATTCTTCGGTTTTTATCCAGTAGATAGGATCGAAGAGGATGGATTCGACTCAGCTATGGAATATAGAGATGGAGTCATAAATGAATTTACCAAAGACCACATTAGACAGACTGAAGATGATGATAGGGTAGGTATAATATACTTACCAGAATGTTCCACAATCTACTTTAGGTTCAATCCAGACTTCTCTATCGATTACAAATCGTATGGGATTAATATTGATGAATTAATTGAATACCTAGAGAAAAACCTAGGAAATAAATATAAGTAAATATTATACAATATATTTATGGTATTAAAATTATGAGAATAGCAGATCATTTTACAGGAAATTTGATTATTTGCGCATATAACGAACTTCATGGATATGAGAAATTTGGAGAACCTGGGTGTAGCTATGCAATTTTTCCAGCAAATGAGTATTTACTAAAAGCTATTAGGGAGATAAAGGGTGTCCATAGCAAGTTAAAGGGTCACTTTGGAAGTAACTTCAATAAGGCCAATGTAAATTCCCTCGAATTCTCATTTGATAATCAGGTAGGTTTCTTTGGAAAAAATCCAGATAAGAAAGGATCCAAGTTATTTAATTCAATCTTAGATAGGGGAATAAGTTGTTACTATCCAGTAGATGGATTTGAAGAAGATGAATTTGACTCTATTGATGAGTACAGAGACGGAGCAAGATTTAATAAGGACCATGTAAAACTTACAGGAGACGCAGATCGACCTGTTATAGTTTACTCTCCAGGATGGTCCACACTTTACTTTAGGCAGTACAATCCAGATTTCTATATTGACTATAGGTCATATGGAATTAATATTGACGAATTAATTGGGTATTTAGAGAAAAATTTGTAAAAATGAAGATAGTAAATAACTATACTGGATACCTTGTAGTTGGGGCATCCGAATCTACGTTTCCCTTTGAGGACAAAGAAGATGGAGAGGTGAAGTGCGAGTATGCGATAATAGAAGTAGATGACGAACTCGTAAATATAATTAGGGATATTAGCAATATCTCCAATATGATTTCATCAAAACCGATATTAATAGGGTTCTATTTTGATAAAGATTTGATAACGTTTCTTGGAGATAATCCGAACCTTAGTAAATGCACATCAATTAGTGAATCAATTGCAGAGATCCCATATGGTAATATACTTAATGTAGAACTCGAGGATGATGAATTTGACTATAAGAGTGACTACCGTAGTGGATCCATAAAGGAATATAGTAAGGACCACGTAATACTAGATTTCGAAAAATCAGGATATTACTACATATCTTTCCGACCAGAAGATAGAAATATTGCGTTCAAATACGCCATTGGAGAAGATTTTGAATTAGTTACTTATTCTATAAATATTGACTATTTAATGGGATTATTAAAAAATGGAAATAGTAAGTTACAGAACTAATTACATGTATCTTGGACCAGCAGCCAATGAATCCAAGATGATCGTAGCAGAAATCACCCCTTACTTTGAAGATTACCTAAGAAAGATAGACTATCAGTTCTTCGACCTCCACTTTTTCCATGCAATCGAGTTCTCAATGTCTATGGGAGGATATAGAATAAGTGTATTGGATAAGGGAGAAAACGATCTACACAGATGTGTTGGACCAGTATTTGTAAAACTGTCAGGAGATGAAAAGAAAAATTTCTCAGAAATAATAACAAACGAACTCACAAACTCGGATGTTCTCAAGATAATTCGATTTGATACTGGAAGACATTCATTCAAGTATTTGGAAAGAATCGGGGATAGAACTATCACTAAGTCCGACTATGACATAGTCATGGAGGAAATATTCGATCTCCTTGAGAGGAATCCAATTGTAAAGGCTAAAGATGTATTTACTGGAGAGTGGGTAGAGGGATCTATTAGGTTAGGGGACGACTTTACGGTAGGACAGGGATTCGGACATATAACAGATTTCTTCGGAAATGAAGTCAAGATTGTATATGGTACCTGCTGTGGGTATTCTGGATTTATAGATAAAAATGGAAGAAAGATTTTCATTGGAGATATTCTTCAACCGAATAGAGAAGTTCGATGTTATGGACATTGGAAATCTGCATATGTAATAGAAGAGAATGGAAAGAGGACTATGTTGTCTGATGCTTGTAGATGTGACTTAATAGTCCGTAAAAATATTCACGATAAATAAGTATGGAGTTTGTAAATCACTAGTTTAATTATTATTTATGAATCATATTGATATTGACATTGACATTGACATTGACATTGATATTTCAGTCGCAGAGGTCTTAGTAAACACTGTAGATAGGGAATCTCGTGAAATAGAAGGAAAGTGGTTACATTTGTCCAACTTCCTATCACTTGAGGATTTTGAAAGCCACTGTAAAGACCTTTTCTATGAGGAAGGTCCAGACGAGGATGAAGATAAGAACAGTTCACTCATATATACTGACTGGCATGAAATCCCAGAGGGAATGATAGGAAGAGATTTTCTGGAGGGAAACTTATTTGACTATATATATGAGGTATCCAATTTGGATTCAGAAGACGAAGCTCGTGCATTCTGGACTTGGATAAATATTAATAGTATTGACATTCGGAAGGAGGATGCCCATAAGGCAGTTGAGGAATTTAGGGAAGACTTCGTGGGGGAATATCGCAATGAAGAAGATTTTGCAGGAGAAATTCTAGGAAAGAGAGAAGATATTCCAAATGATATTATGTACTACCTAGATTACGAAAAATTTGCCGATGACCTTTTTATTTCAGACTACACTTACGAAAACGGATATGTATTTAGAAACAATTAGTAGATAAGGACTTTATGGAAGAATCTCCTATCAATGAGGATTTTGATATAGATACTCCAGATGGTATTGTTCACATACATTTCGATAGGTTTGAGTACGAACTCTTTTTAATGCAAAAAATGCTTGCAGAAATAGGTATGTCTTTAGAGGTGATTGATTATGAGAGTTGTAAAGGAGAAGACGAATATAACGGATATAAATAAATAAAATATGGAATTAGTAAACTATAGAACTGATTATTTATTCTTGGGGACTACAGGTAGTCCTGAGAGGATGGGAGGAGAGATTATTGTAGTAAGACATACTTACGAATTTCTAAAATATCTAAGTGAAATAAGGGTACAGCTAAAAGAGTCTAGGTTGTCTTCATCAACTTCATTCCCTCTACATTCAATTTCAGACATAGTAAGGATGAGACATAAGGATATTGATCCCCTAAGAGATAGAGTTAGTCCGTCTTTTATCAAACTATCAACCGAAGAAGAGGCTATATTTAATAATAGCCTAGTAGACTACTCTATGTTAACTAACGTAATACCTAACAGATATGTTACTAAAGTATTAAAGTTTCGTATGAACAGGCCTGACACGTTCGTTTATGCAGAAGTAAGTGATGATGAGAAGGATATGGAGTCAAATAATGAGATTACGATTTCCGGAGTATTCGAACTGTTTGACTCGAATCCACTGTACAAAGCCCTCTGCTATGGAGGAAGGGTATGGGTAGAAGGGTCCCTAAGGAGAGGAAGAAGTTTCTCGTATATAGTAGACTCTAGCGGAAATGAAATCGAGATATTCATGTCAAAAATATGCAGATCTACAAATACTTTCGATTGTAATGGTAATATGATTTTTGAGGACGATATTACCGATAAAGGAAGAGTCTTCCTCGATTATCCTGGAAATTTCCCATACATAATTGAAAAGTGTGGCGGAGAAGAGAAGAAAGTATATCTTTGCGGAGAAACATCTCTCAAAGTAATCGATAATGCTTTAGTATGATAAATTAGAGAATATGAGAATTGTAAAAGAAAATACAGGAATTTTTGCTATTAGAGCTCGTGATCTAATGGCATGTGGAGATGAGTGTACAAATTATTGTGCTGGAGTCGTTGAATGTAAGATGTTTGTATTTAGGAATTCAAACATTCTCAGGGGAATGGTAGACCTTCTAAACCAGGATTGTTGTAATCTAAATGATTTCTTTCACAAGACAGACAGTGGGAATGTAATTACAAAGAGTGTATCATTCTCGATGGAGGGGGTAAATTGTTCCTTCTTTGGTATTCCATACAACCACATCAATTGTCATAATGACAAGTTGATAGATGGGATATACGAAAGACCTTTTGTAAACTTAAATAGCGTAGACAGTTATAATAAGGAAGAGGATTTTGATAGTGGGAAAATAGACGGATATACTAAGAAATATGTAAAAATGAATGTGAATCCAAATGAGATAGAATTGGTAGCCGATCCCTCTACGTTTAGATCATCCTTTAGATTTATGAATGGGAGCGTATATTATAATACAGGATCCTTCTATCTCGATGAACTGTACAAACTTATTAGCGAATAACCAAACCAATAAAATATATAATTATGAAATTATCATTAGTAACTGCGAGAGTACTTAGAGTAAGTGACAACGGAAAAGAGAAAGAGAAGAATGAGAATTATTTAGTTATCCACAAGAATACAGAAACACCAGAATCAGTCGCAATGGGGAAAATTGAAGGACTTGTAGATCCGGAGAACATCACATCAACTAAATTGCAAAAAGGAGCGCTTATCCTACCAAATTCAGAAGGAAGGTTCTTCTATTATGCAAATGGAAGTACTTTTGTACAGAAGGAAGACGACGAAGAAGATCTTGAAGAGGTAGAGTTCAAGTACTACATCAAATCGGATAAGTTTGACGATGCATACAAGGCACTAAAGTCGTATTTGGATAATGGTGGAGACAAGGGTCTTGTAAAAGGATATGATGTAAAGTCACTATCTAAGAAAAATATATTGGGATTATTACAGTAACTAATAAAATGGGAGGGAATATTCCCTCCCAATATTTTTTTTTAATTATAAAATTAAGCACATTAATTTATTGTATAACAACCTAACATATACACATATGAATGCCTTTTGCACCGAATGTTTAGATATAGTAAATAAGAATCTCTTCGCCATACAAAAATTGTATGATATGAATAAAGTAATTAGCGTATACGAGTGTGACGAGGATTGGATAAAAGTCTTTATTGAGAGTGAATTTGAAAGGACAATTCTTCCTAATAAAATGAGTTTGGGAATCAAAGAATTTTATTCCTCCATATTTAAGATGGACTTTAGAGGAGAGGTTTACATAGATTGTAACTATGACTATAACAAGGATAGATTTGAATTGTATATTAGTAAATTAGTACAGGATCAGGGTAAGAGGTACATTCTAAAAATAGATGAGGATAACTACCGGCGTAACTGCCGTTGGGAGTTAACACTAAGAGATGAGGACCTAGAAAAGGTCAAGTATCTAAAGGAGATTTCTGAGGAGTCCATAAAAAGATTTGGAAATTCTAACAGTCTAGACCTATTCTTAAATGTAACTGATAAATTCATTCCTGAGAACAATAGGCACTATACAACACCGTTCGAAATAGATAACTCTCAATTACTATATGTTGGTAATAATAAATTTGTAGTTATCTGTAAATTTACCTCTTGTTGGGATGGAGAGACTATAAAAACCGAGGAATTTGAAATTTGACTAATATATATTTTTATGGAGGATAAGTTAAAAATATTTTTCAAACTTGGAAGACTTGACTGCTATCATCTAGGATTTATAGTGTCAGTTGATATTGATAGAAAGATTTTATCAAAGATAGATAGAGTAGTTGAGATGAGCAAGGATCTTAACGACACTTCTATCTCAATAGAATTAAGCCTTAAAAAATTCAATCCTAGTGTATATGCCTTTACGAGAATGATGCCTCCGGATTATCCAAGCATTGACGAAGTGTTTCCTGTATCTAAGGGAAATGTTTGCAGAGACCTTATAATTCCGGAGTCTCTTAGTGAAGAGGAGATTGTAATTGGTGAGGTGAAGATTGTAGTTAGATGTAGCAAGGTTTTCTTCGTGTTGGAAGACTTCATGGGCCTTAGCTCAGGAATAAGATTAGATAATAATGAAAGTTGGAAAGAAATAGTCTCAAGTAAATTAAACACAGTATGAATGAAAAATATTTATTGAAGACATTGGACAGTACATTAGAGAACTGTCCATCTCTATGGGAACTGACCCTGACGGAGGGCGATATAGAAAAGATCAACCATCTTAGGGATGTAACAGATGAGAGTAATAAAAAATTTGGGGAATTTAGTGGATTAAGATTCTCTTTCGATGTAACTGACTCTTTCTCTCAAAAAGTCGAGGGTAGTGAATATAACGTAGATATAATCGAATCTAGATTGGAATATATAGGAAGAAACAAGTTTCAGGTAGCTATAGATCTGTTGGATCAGTATGGAGGTCAAAGCTGTATTTTTACAGAGTCTTTTGAGATTGATTTCAGTAAATATGCTGAATTAGAGGATGACTCGATTAGAGATTATCAGGAAGCTAAGAAGATCATAAGAAGAAATTTCAATGAAATTAAGAAAATACTTGGGGAATCAAAAGAATATGATTCTATCTCACAAAATCTTTTAAAATGGGAGATCAAAGCTCATATCTATGAGATCAGCAAATCACTTGAGGGATTTGGAAATGGATGAATATATCTGTAAGATTTGATTTGATTTATAGTTTAGTAAAATGATAAAGACTATATTAATAGCAAACAGCCCGATAGAAGATCCCATCAGATCAATATACACTTTCATATTAGAAGAAGAGGATACAAAAAGAATAATAGAGGAAGCGGAGAGTAAATATACCTACGCTAGACTTGAACCTATCGAACTGAAATATATCAATGAGTATGGAGGAGAAATAGAAGACTCTCCAAGATTGGAAATTAGGCATATTGATGACTATGGAAAATTCTCCCAGTCTGTATATGCTACTCCAATAGTTCTAGAGAATAATACGATAAAACTGGATATTTACCTACCTCGTTCTATTTATTCAGTTTCTCTAGCCAGACCTAGTATCTTAGCAAAGATTAGTATAGAAGATCTTAAAAATAAAGTACTTAGAACTTCTGTAAATAGTCTAAAGTTTGATTTCGGAGACGGTGTATTTGGGGAGGTTTACCTGAAAGTTCCTATTGACCCAAAGGAACCGGATCCGATTAAAATCGTGTCATCAAATCTATCATACTATCCAATACCCACCAGAGACGAAACAACTTCGTTTAAACATACATGTACCCCAGTATATTCTGATGGTTGGGTAATATTCCAATTTGAATACTCTACCCCAGGAAAATCAATAAAATTTTTATCAAATTTAATAGATATATCCTTTATCAATTCGGAGGATAGAAGTTATATCGATGAGGTTATTAAGATAGCTCAAAAATTATTGGAGACTAATTATGGGATAACTACAAAACTTCTAAACGAGGGAAATGGAGGATTCCTACTTGATATCGTAGAATTGAATTATAAATTTGAAGTTGGTAGTGTTTTCCTGATATGCTCAGATATTTCTAAAGTAGCTAGTAAATATTTGTCATTTAGCTATGGAGACATAAATCTGGGGGTAAGTACCAGATATATCTATAAAATGGGGAAGGGAAAATTCTTAATAGAGTTCATTCACAAAGTAAGGTGATAATTAACTATGTAGATATGGAATGTAATAGAAAGACTGTATACTTTAAGCTAAATAACGGAAAAAATTCTGTATCTCTAGATCTGACTAAATGCGACGTTGTCCGAATGTTAGAGGACACTAAGCACACGACCACTCCAGATTTACAGAAGGGCCTCCAAACTAATATCTCAACAGGATCACGTGATACGAGTGACAGGAGAGTAATTTTTTGGAGAAATACGACGGACAAGATATATAGTAAGGATGGAAAAATAGATAGAGAGGAGCTCAATATAAATAATTATGACCTGTTTTGTTATCCTCCATCGGTAAATAAAGAAAAACATGTAAACATAAAGACTAGTCCGTTTGTGTGGTCAAATGGATGTTACGATAAAAGAAATTTAAGAGAGGTAAAGTTTCTATCTACAAAACTAGGGATGATTGTAGAATGCAACGAAGTAACGAGTGAACCAATACAAGTTAGTGAATTAGAATCCTTACTAAAGTATTTTGAATAAAATGGAAGATTATAATTATGACTATACCATAGGTTCAATTACAAGAACCAAACTTCTTCCAACAGAGGAAGAATCTGATGAACCCGTAGTAGTGTTTCTAGAGATAAATTCTATGAATAACTTACTATCAACTGGGGCATTTATAATTAGTATCAATCTCGAGGATTATTTAAGGTCCGGAGATAAGGATGGATACCTAGATATAAAAGACGATTTCCTTGGGATAAAATCATGCGGAATAAAGACTATAGAGGTAGATGAAGCTAGAGTCCGTTTCAATAAAGAGTCAGAAAAATATGAAGTATATGTAAGACTAGGAGAAACCGATATGGTCTCTAAGAAATTTATTTGGAAAGGAAAGGTATTTAATAATCTAGAGGATATAGTATGATGTCAGGAATAAATGATGAATGTTTGAATCTTATAGCTAAGAATCTCGTAAACTTCGAAGGTATTTATGGAATTGGGAAACTATCGATTAGAGGTTGGGAGGATAAAGATGAGGAATTTATAGTCACATTAGGTAGTGAACATAGCCCAGGAAAATACTACCTAGACAGCTGCATAGAATATGAGATCGTAACTTTCTTCAAAAATCTATTCGACAAGAGATTAGATTGTAAAATATTGGACTTAAAGTGCATAGGAAATGGTAATGACCGTTCATATGATATAATTATTATAAAGGGTCCTAAATAATAGTTCATTGATAATTCGATCGATGAATATTTGGAAGTAGTTAGAGATAATCTACCATACCTTCGATCAGTATGTGGAATAGATGCAAACCTTGTTGCATGGGGACTTGATGACGACAGTGCCGTATTTTTGATAAGTGGAGAATTAGTTTACAATAATCTACCAAGTAAAGTATGCCGTAAGATTAAGAGATTTTATGGAGATGTACTTGGGAAGGAATTTGGGGAAGATAATATCAAGGTAGATTGTGAATACAATCTTAACTGTGGTTGGTTTGAGTTACATATTTATGAGTATGATTATGAGTGAGAAAGAAAATAAGACTAAGAGATATTTATTAAATGTAGAGGACAGTACTGAGATAGATAATTGTAATTGGGGACTAGTCCTAACAGAAGAAGATGTAGAAAAAGCCAAGTACATAAGAGAAATAACTGAGGGATCAGATAAGAAATTTGGTACATATAACAGACTTCGATTGTACCTAGACGTAACTAATTCATTCAAACCAGAAAATAGGGATACTTATGGTGGATTAGAGTTGAACGAGTCGAAGCTAATATATGTAGGTAATGGGAAATTTATCGTAAATTGCGACTTCAGAACTCTATATAGAGAATATGGAATTTTAATCACAGAGGAATTTAAAATTGATTTATGATGGAGACAAAAGAGCTAAAGTTCTATTTAGGACATAATCTAACTGGGAAAGTCAAACTAAGCCAACAAGAAATCGAGTGGATAAAATCCCCCAAGACAATCACTAGTCTAATAGGTAACGACTCCCTAGTCATAAAAAACTCTGAACTAATTCACTACGGTGGTGGCGAAGAAAAGGAGATAAAGTATGACCACATATGCTACGTTAATAGATTTTGGAAATGGTTTACTCTAACTTTCCAGTATGGTGAGTTTCCAAAACCCATAAGAATAGTAACTGATAAAATAGATATAGAATATTTGTTAGAATACAATATTGTTCGTGAACTTTATTTTCTTGATGGGGATAAAAAATTGTTATGGTCATACGTAATAAAGAATCTAATCAATGACCTATCTGAGCTAGGAGTAAACACTAGTCTTTTATGTCCAGACATGTTTTATGATAGATTAAAGTTTTCATTATCAGTAGTAGGAGATAATTATAATATCTATGAAGGAGAAAAGAACTATCTTCTACCTGAATATATCCTAGGTACTATTAAAAAATACAAGAAAAAATATGTTAATAAAAACATTATTAAAAGACTCTTAGTCCCAGATGATGAGGTTTATGAGGGATCATGTAAGTATGATTTAAGATCTGGAGTTTTTGAAGTATCATATACACTATAAGATATTATGAATAAAGAAATTAAGGTAAAGTTTAACGACGATCTCTTTCTTGATCTAATTGGAGTAGTTACAATAACTGACAATATTAAGAAAGGAGTGAAAGATCTCACAGAGATATGCGATAAATATGAAATGAATGATGACTGTGAGATATATTCTTCCTTATCAATTTTCACCAAGCCACACCTCATCTTAGATGAAGAGATAGACTCAGAGGACCTGACTAGAGATCATTCTGGAAACATTCCGGATGCAGTATCTTGTGAATTTAATCTGCATAAAGGAGGGGAGACTGGATACTTCTGCTTCCGGATATACGACTGTGTCGATGAAGAATCTGAATATGAGGTTATGGAGGTGGACTCCGAACATGTTAGTGTAAAAGATATTTTAGAGTTATGATTTGGGAAGATATGTGTGAAATACATTGGGATTTTGAAACTGGAGACGATAACGAAGATAAAGATGAATACAATTGAAGATCATAAGCTGCTTTTCAAAGCGGTTGTTGGAAGTAGGAGTTATGGGACCAATGGTCCCAACTCCGACACCGACTACAAAGGAATTTTCCTTGCGAATAAGAACTGTGTGCTAGGATTAGATCCAATCGAACAAATTTGTCCGAATAAGGATGAAACATATTATGAACTAGGAAGGTATCTAAATCTACTCTGTACAGCTAACCCAACTATGTTGGAGCTTCTATATTCACCTGAAGACTGCATCCTAGAAGCGAGTGATGAATACAATACTCTAAGATCTCTTCGACAGCATTTTCTTACAAAGAAGTGCTACAACTCATTTGCTGGATATGCACACGCTCAGATCCAGAAAGCCAAAGGTTTAAACAAGAAGATGAACTGGGAGAATGAGAGGGTTGCTAGAAAATCTCCATCGGAGTTCTGTTGGATGCCTACAGGAGAAAATAATGGGTCAGTTAAGTATTCAGACTACATTAAGTCTCCAAAAGTTAATCAGAGTCATCATGCACTGAGTAAGGTAGATCACATGATTGATTGTTACTACCTATATGATGTCGGAAGATATACTGGAGGAATCTTTAGTGAGGATATGATCAGAGTATCTCCTAATATCCAGAAAGGATTGGAACCTATCTCTCTTTTATATTTCAATAGTAAAGAGTATTCAAAACACTGTAAGGATTATGTGAGCTACCAGACATGGTTGAAGGAAAGGAATACTCAGAGATATGTGGATGTCGAAGGGCATGGTCAAAAGATTGATGGTAAGAATTTGATGCATTGCAGACGACTTATCGATACAGCTTTTGAAATCGTGAGGGACAGAACTATCAGCGTAAAAAGACCCAATGTTCAGGAACTGTTAGATATTAGGTATGGAAAGGTTTGCTTGGAAGACATTATCGAAAGATCGGAGGAAGACCTTGAGAAACTTAAGGAGGAGTTCGATAACTCTAGCCTTCCGAACAAAGTAGATAGAAAGATGATTAATGACATTCTTATTAGTATCAGAGAAGAGAATTTAAAATTATAGAATTATGGAAGAGATAAGGGACATTAGGTTATTATACTGCAAGCTCCATAAATATAGAAAATTAGGAGAGAAATTACTTGGAATAAGTATAAATAGGACTGATAGGTATACCTTTGGATTGGAGCATAAGATAAGCAAGTTATATAAGTTTGTCTTTGATAATATGGGGTGGATTAATTATGATGTAGATATACTATCACACTTGAGTAGACTTATTTCCTATGGCGATGTTGGATTCAAAGGTATAAGTGGAACCCCTGAATATAGAGTCTTCTACGAGATTAGAAAGTTAGGTAAGTTAGTTAATAAGATCTCAGATCATGTAAAGTACACTGAGGGAACTATGGAGTATAATATCCTAATGGAGAGTGATAGATTCTCTGATAGGTTTGAATACCTAATAAAAACGGCTGACAATATAAAGGAGATCATAGATAGACTTCGTATAAATAAAGATCAGGAGAATTTAGTTCATTCCAATCTTTTGAATGAAAGAAATAAGTACGTAAAATTAATTAGGAGTACAAAATTGCTACCGGTAATGATCGGAAATGGTCTTAGAGGTAAGCCTGGAAGAGTAGAAGTGAAACTAAACTGTGGAGTTGTAAGACCTAAGTTGAGTGGGATATATGTTCTTCCATATGACTACTTAAAGAAAAGATATTCGAACGAATTTATTAGTATAAACTATGAACAAGACTTGGAAATCTTACCTAACCGAAAGGAGATCGAATGTAGGGGAGAAACAGTAAAACTTGACAAAGTATGTATCCTAAGAGTAACTGGAGACGTTGGTGAAATACTTATGACGTATAAGTACAGATACTATATGGATCATTGTCTGTACCCATTCTCAGAGGGATCCTTTTATGCCGAATTTTCTACTTTTATGTTAAAGTCAATATTAAAATGAGCAGGTCAAAGAGACGTACGCCTATTTTCCCAGATAAGATTCCTCGAAATGGGATGAAGGGAGAAAAGAGAATCTGCAACAAAAGGTTCCGTGCAATAACGAAAGAGAGACTTAATCAAGATAGGGACCCACCAATCGACCTAAATGAGTCAGTTAGGAAATCCTACTTTATTGATGAAATAGGTAGGGACTACTATCCGGATAAACTTGGAACAAAAGAGATGTACAAGTAATGAGTAGATCTAGAAAGAGGACTCCCATAACAACATTCGCAGTCGTTAGGAAGAGTCAGAAGAAGGATAAGAGGCTGTGTAATAGAAGATTTCGTGCAGTTACTAGGAAATCTATGTATTACGAGGAAGACCCTCCATACAGGCTTAGAGAAGTTCAGGATGAGTGGACTTTTGATGGAGATGGGAAGGGATATTGGAAAGACTGTCCAGAAAAAGAATTGAGAAAATAGATTATAGAAAATAGAATGTTTCTTAACTTAGTTTTACTTCCACATTATGATGGAAATATCAAGAAAATGAAAGTCGCGTCCATAGATGTAGAATATGGGGATGCCATAGCTAATCTGGTAGATCACTATGATACGAAAAAATTAATTGGAGCAGATTGGGATCAGAATGAATTTAGGACTTACATACCGAAGACGACTCTTCGAAAACCAAATAATATAATATATTCACCTTACGTTGGGGAACGCGATAAAATTACTAATGGTTACTATAGTGATTCTCCATATGGAGATCCTATTTCTGAACACAAGTGCCGTGATGGGATTTCAGTGGAGATATCCAAAAGTGGGATTTTATATTACTCGACGATAATTGGAGAGGAAAAATACTATTGGCATATATTATTAAAAATAGGAGGTTATGAAGAATAGATACTTTAATGTCCTGCTTACTACAGCAGGAGATAACAAAGACGAAAGGAACGACCTTCTTGCATCAATAGATGTGAGTGAAGGAGATGTTGTAAAAGGACTCGTAGACTTCTACCTAAATATGAGGGGAGTAGAGGGAAGCAAGTTCGTTGACTCAATCGGAACCACTATTCTTGAGAGGACATTTCTCGGGAAGTGTGGAGTATGCTATTCTACAAACATAGATCGTAAACTGTTAGGAATAAATTCTTTCTATTACAGTGACTCCTGCAAAGATGATGTCCGGCCATCGTACGGCATGGATCTTGAAATATCTTTAGATTGTGTTGTAGCTATCATGTCATTCAGTACATATGCTGAGGGGAAGAGATACATTGGGTGTGTACAAGTATGTGATCTTATAAAAGATGGAGAATAAAGATTATGCTAAGTACTTAGCCAAACTTGTAGATTTGATATTCCTAGATCCAGACAAAGAGTCAATTAATAGATCTATAAAATTCATAAAGGATAATCCAGACAAACTGTATGATCTAGATAAATATAAGAAAAAGTTTGGCGAGTATATTAGGGACAATCACTCATCCTATAGAGAGATTAAGCCAAAAGAAGGGTACTTCAATGGAAACATTACATTTGTTAATGAGATGTTCATCGAGGATGATGGTCCACATGCAGAACTGGTAACTAGAGACGGTAAGTCAGAGATTAAGTATGAAATATCTGGAAGAAATTTTCTACATGTCCTTCATACTCTATGGCTATATAGATTAAAGAATATAACTAAGTTTGAAAAGACTATCTGGGTTAATGTGTCTGAGATGACTGATCTAGTGTCTCCTACAGAGATTGTTTCGGAAGGATTCTCTGAGATTCTCTTTCCAGAAGGAAGAGTTGATCCTCGCTACCCTTTTCCAGAGAGTTCAGAGGGAAAGCTCAGAGTAGCTTTTTATATGTCGTATCCAGAATTAGGTATCGTAGAATCAGTCTAAATAAGGACCGATTTTTCTCGAAAAAAGTACTGCTCGCAAGGGGATGATTCACAGTTAGTTATCTCAAAAAGTGCATGCAATACCCGGGCTAAAACCC